GGGATAAATTTTTCGCAGGAAACTGCTAGGTCGGTTATTGAGCAGTATGAATTTAGAGTGGGAGCACTACTAAAAAAAATAGAATTTTTAGAGGCACAATTAGAAGTATCAAAACAAATTTTTAAAAACAGATAAAATGAATAGAGAGAAATTATTAGAGCTTTACAAAAAGTACGATTTACAAAAGGAGGACGTTTATAAGCATCAGCATTACGTTATTATTACAAGGCAGGGAATTGAAAAAATACAGGCCAAAGAAAATATTACAATAACCTACGAGGTGGTAAAATGTGAAACAAATTTTTCAGTATTCAAGGCAAAAGCTTATATTTCAAGCAAGCCTAATACAATACTAGAAACGTTTGGAAGCGCGTTAAAAGGGGCCAATTACAAGGACGGGAACTGTAATAGTTGGTACGTGGCTGAAATGGCAGAAAAGCGTGCATTAAGCCGGGCAGTATTAAAGCTGACGGGATTCTATGAATTGGGCGTATTTGGAGAGGACGAATCAGACGACTTTAAAAAGAAATAATTATGGGCGAATCAAATTGTTGCGGCGCGGCCGCTTGGAATGATACGGACATTTGTTCGGATTGCCTAGAACACGCAGAATTTATTAACTTTGAAGAAAATGACTATGAATAAAATAATAACTATTAGGGTAACACAGGAGGACTTTGACTATATTGCAAGTGAATGCAAAAAGGAAAGGCTGCCGAAGTCGGCTTGGATAAGAAGAAAACTACTATTTAAGAATATTAATAACTAAATAAATAAATTATGAGTACATTAATTACAGGGTCTATTCGAGTAGACAAATTGCCAAAGGAGAAGTTCATTATGGGAAAGGACGGGGCCGTTTATTATAACTTTATGATTTCGGTACAGGACGAAACGCGCTACGGAAATAACGTGGCCTTTACGGATAGCCAAACTAAGGAAGAGCGCGAGGCCAAAGTACAAAAAACCTACTTAGGAAATGGCAAGGTTATTTGGACCGACGGAAGTATAACCGTAGCCGAAAAGGAAGAGGAAAAAGCCGGCGCGCCTGCTGAGGGCAACGGGGACCTACCGTTTTAAAATTGGCTTAATTCATAAAAGGGTGTAAGTTTAATTTCTTATACCCTTTTTTTTTTATATTTTTATCCAAAGCCATAAAGGTAATCACTAATAAGCATAACCAAAAGTTAATATAAATGACAGAAAAACAGAACGAACACAGAATGTTAATGCAGTTTATAGAGCAAGATTGCTTTGTAGATGCGAAACAAAAACTTGAATACCCGCCGGTGGCTTTATCATACGGGGAGGTTGTATCTAAATCAAATAAAGCTGAGGGGGATAGCATTGTGCCAATACCCTTAGGAACGTACGGGAATATATCCGTTGTAACGGCCCCGCCGAAAACAAAGAAAACTTTTTTTATATCGCTTTTGGCTTCTTGTTACCTAAGCGGTCAGAATCATTTTGGGGGTGGTATTAAAGGCCACCGAGGAGAATCCGGGCAGTTAATTCATATAGATACCGAACAGGGCCTGTGGCATTGCCAAAAGGTGTTCTCTAGGCTACACAAAATGGACTCCAATATAAATTCAGAAAATTATCATACCTTTGGGTTGAGGACAATAGATTATAAAACAAGCGTGGACTTCATAGAGTATTACTTAAAGGAAAATATTAGCACACCGTCGTTATTAATTATTGACGGAATTGCCGACTTAATTAGCGACGTAAATAATTTACTTGAAAGCAAGTGGATTGTAAAAAAGTTAATGCAATGGTCCGCAGATTATAATTGCCATATAATAAACGTTATACATCAGAATTTTGGAAGCAGTAAATTGGGAACGGGACATTTAGGTACGGAGCTAGAAAAGAAGGCGGAGTCAGTAATACAATTAGAAGCCAATACCGTAAACAAGGATTGGGTTACGGTTAAGTCCGGAAGATCTAGAGGCTACACTTTTGAAACTTTTAGCTTTACGGTTACGGAATTTGGCCTACCGCAAATAATTGAGAACTTATACGACCCACTAAAATAATGTCAAACAAAGAGGTAATTCTACTGCTAGCTAAAAAACATAAAACGTGGATTGACGTTGTTAGCTCCTTTGGCTGCAGTAGGGATATCGCAGAGGACATTGTGCAGGAAATGTATATAAAGGTACTCCCCAAAATAGAAAGCGGCTTAGACATCATTTATGAGGATAATGATATTAACTATTACTATATTTATAAGGTATTAAAAACCCTATTTATTGATTTAAAAAGAAAAGGCAAAAATATTACAATGATTAATTTTGACGATATTAGTTATAAAAAAACAGATTGGGACGTGGACTACGACGAGGCCTATGAAAAAGTAAATTCTGAATTAAAAAAAATGTTTTGGTACGACAGGAAAGTATTTGAAATAATAAACGACGGGGAGAGCATTGCCGACTTTTCTCGAAATTCTTTTATAGAATACTTTTCACTTTATAACACCTACAGAAAGGTAAAAGACAAACTAAAAAAATTAATATAATGGCTACAAGATTTGAAAATAAAAAGGACTTGGAAAGGGAATATAAAGCGGCGGATTTCCTTTGTTCAATTTTCGGATTCAATTATAAAAAGCTAGGAGGCAATGACATTGACTTTGCAATATACGACGGAGATAGATTTGTGTTTAAATTAGAAGTTAAAGGCCGAATTAGGACAATAAGCCAAGCCTACCCATTACCCGTTGCAGTAAGAAAATTATTAAAATTGCAAGATACCAAAGAACAAAGCGTTATATTATGGGCGTGTAATGACGGAATCATTTTCTCGAGAACAGAAAAATTAAACGGTAGTATAAGAGTTGGCGGTAGGAAGCCTAGAGTGGGCTCTGCAAATGATATTGAGTTTATGGCCTACTTTAACAAAATGGATAATATCAAAGAACTAAAATACAAGCTATGAAGCTAGGCGACCTTATTTATTATATTACAAAATACACCGGCATAAAGTACCTAGTTGATAAGTGGCACGAGCATAGGGGTACAAAGTGCAACTGTCCGGAGCGCAGAAAAAAGCTAAATGAAATTAAGATACAAAGATGGTAAAATTTGAAACCGAAGACAGAATTGATTGGATGAAGTTCCGGTCTGATAAAAAGCAGCACCTAGACTCGTCCGAGTACGAATTGATTTGTCAGCTTCACTCTAAATATTTTAATCATAAATTTTACAAGCCCTGCACCTGCAACCCTAAGACAATAGTTCGGTGGATAAAGGACCTTAACATAATATGGGATAATGGGGATAAAAAAAATTCATAAGTGGGAGAAAGCCGTTGTTTTCCTGCTTAATCTTGACGGTTGGGATTTAGAATGGACCGGCGACGGATTCTCAAAGTATGACGCAAAAGGAAAAACCCCGAAAGGGTTGGACTGTGTGGTTGAAATGAAATTCAGAAAGACCTACTATGAGCAGAAAATGCTAGAGAAGGACAAGTACGACGCTCTTATGAGCCTAGATAAAAAAATAATAAAATTATATTTTGTTAATGACCCAAAGGGTAACTTTTTATATTGGCTAAATAATATACAAATGCCAACACCGGTCAAAAAATACTGTCCCGATACTACAATGTGGACTAAAAAAAGGCTGCTCAAAGACGTTTATTTGCTAGAAGAAAACGATGCTAGTATAATAAATATTAATATTTCTTAAAAAAACTTATTAAATTTTTTGTGGATAACTAAATTAAGCTTATATTTGGGTGTAGGCAATTAGGCCTGCGCAAAAAACAGAGCAAAATGCAAATTACACACGTAGGTTTAGTAAAAATTTTTAATAACAGAATTACAAAAGTAAAGTATTTAGAGTCAAAATTTTCAAGGGAATTAGGAGATACTTTAACTATTGACGGCGAGCCTATGAGGGTTGGCGTTATTGGAGATAGTAAAGCTTCTGTATGTTTAACCTTGAATGATTTTGTAAAAAAGCAAAATAAAATTGTAAGGAGAGAAAATAAAATTGCTTCGGCAAAAGTAAACCAAAAAATTAATGCAACTTTTGGTAATATAATAGCAGAAGCATTAAAAAACTGTATTTAATATTAACTTAATAAAATAAAAACAGAGCAAAATGAAACCATCAAAAGAATTATTAAGATTGGCAAAAGAAAAAGCAAAGGCAACCTTTAAGCCGAACAGGAGCAATGCAATGCGGTCCATAAGGCTAACGGCGGACGAAACAAGTTACACGCTTTTCTACCAAGTTGGAATTACCTATATCGGGACGTATGAAACCGGAAAGCTAAAAAAATTTTTTAAAAATAGGGCCGTTTACGAATTAAGAAACGACGCCACAGGAGAATTAACTGCAACAATGCAAAGACTATAAAAAATAAACGGGGCCGTAAAAGGCCCCACTAAAAACAGACAAAAATGAGAATTTCAAGAAACAATTTAAAGGCCGAAAACGAAGTATTAAAAAGACTATTAAAAGACGGATTTGTACATATAAATTATGACTCCACAGACTGCGACGGCTGCACCTCCTCCGGTGTATATACGTTCAATGATTTAGAAAGCCTTTATAAAAGCATTGACGACGCTTCTGAGTGGGCTGACGGACCTTTTAGGTATTCGGTTCCTGCAATGTATAAAGACGGCTCGCTAGACTTAAATGTGGAGTATAACGGCGGCCAATGGCAATATTAAATAAGTAGAATAATTAATTAATAAATTTTTTAAAATGGTAGAAAAAACAGAAAATTACATCAAGAAGGAACTTGAAAAGTCAAATTTATCAGTAGCATTTGACAAAAGGAGCGGGTTGAATTTAGACCTAAACATAGATCAGTTATTAGCTCTTAATGATATTATGTGCGACCTAGCAAATCAAGAATTTTTAAAGGGCTTAAATAAGGGCTACGAAATAGCAAATAAGTATAATTAATAAAAACAGAACAAATGAGAAAATTAGCAAAGTACGGGAATAATTTATGTATTATTGGGAGCCAAGTTTGGAGTTACACTACCCACGTGGCCACCATAGACTCGGACAAATTAATTCAATTAGGGCATTGGTCTAGAACAACCCAAACGCATATAAATTATGTAGCTAGGGAATTAAATTTAACCTTAATAAAATAAGATGGCATATTTTACAAAAGAAATGGGCGGCACGTTGTTGATTGTTACCGATGATGGCAGGACGTATGAGGTCAGTAGAACTTACACTAGTTCAAGCTTAATTATTACGCCGGACAAAGACTCGCCCAAGCCAACCTCAGCAGAGGAAATGGATTTCAGAAAATTATATAGACTTAGTAATTGTTGGTCGATATGAAGATAAATGACGCATTATGGAACGAGCTTAAACGGGCCATTGAATCCGGAACGGAAAAGGATAAAAATATAACTGATATAACGGTTAAATTTAGAATAAAGGAACACTCAGATTTGAGAAATTATTTACAAGTAAATTTATCACAATATGAACATTAAAATACAAGAATTATGATTTTATTGGTAGATGCAGACAGTTTGATTTTTGCAAGTTGTTACAAAAAAAGGGAACACCCGGAGGACGAAAAGTACCACACAAATATAGCCGACGCAAGGTCAAAATTTGACGAGCAATATATGGCTATTGTTAATCACTTAGAGGAACTTTATAATATTGACAAGGTAATTACGTTTAGTGGCTCTAAGGGTAACTTTAGGAAGCTAATTACAAAGAAGTACAAGGCCAACAGAAAAAAGCAGGAGCGACCTCCTCTACTAAATGAAATGCACGAATTTGTTAAGCAGCATTACGATAGTGTGGTTGGCTACGGGATAGAAACCGACGATATGGTTGCCCGGTATTGGAAGCAAATTTCTGACGATATAGGTAGGGACGAGGTTATGATTGTATCAATCGACAAGGACTACAAACAATTTCCTTGCCTTATTTATAACTACCATTACAAGCACAAAGAAATTATTGATATATCAGAGGACGAGGCCTTGTATAATTTTTATGAGCAAATGATTATGGGGGACACCGCAGACAATGTAAATTATTTCAAAGGAAAAGGCAAAAGGTTTGCAGAAAAATATTTTTCAGATTGCCACACAAAATACCAATACACAAAAAAACTATACGAATTATTTAAACAAGAATATAAAGGAAAAGCTAGGCAGAAATATACTGAATGCTATAATCTTTTAAAACTATTAACCGAATGAAATCAACACAGACGCATTACGATAACGGAAAGGACTACGACATTATAGACGTGTGTAACGATTACTCTCTTAATTTCAACAGGGGTAATATTATTAAATACGTGGCTCGGGCCGGTAAGAAAAAAGACGAACTAGGGGACTTATTAAAGGCCAAAGACTATATTGAAAGAGAAATAAAATTTTTAAGAAATGAGTAAGAATTGTTTAGAAATATCAGAGCGTATTATTGAAATGTCCGGGATTGACATTTTTAAAAATACTAGGAAGCGAGATTATGTTAGGGGAAGAGCGTTGGCCTGCTATATCTTTAGAGAGAAAATGAATATGAGGTGGGCCAAAATTTCCGACTTTTTTGTTTCAAAAGGAAAAGAGCTAGACCACTCATCAGCAATTCACTTAGTGAATATGTACCCTATTTATGCAAAGGAATGCCCGGAGCTTAGGGAAATAGAAAGCTGCTTTGTCTTTGACGATAACGAAAACTACGACGAGATTGATAGGCTAAACTACCTAAAAAATAAAATTGAAAAATTAAATGATACTGTTTTTAAATTAAAGGGAGAAGTAAAGGAGCTTAAAAAGAGGCCCGTTTACGATTCTAGCGATATAAAAATGCTAAGTCTTTTTAGCGACATTCCGGCCGATAAGGTGGACGAGGTTGTGGAGCGAATAACCCTTATGAAAAAGTCTTGGGCTTGGAAAAGTAAAGATAAATGTGAAGTAATAGAAAGCAGTACCTCAATGGGTGGAATGCATTGGTAATAACTAAAATAAATAAATTATGATTGAATCACTAGGTTGGATTTTTGTAGCAATAATTGTGGCGAATGTAGGCAAGATAATAGCAAAAAAATTATTTCCGGAGGATTGGGAATAAAGATTTTGATTATATTACGTTATAATAGAAATGATATACTATGAAATTATTGCGTTACGAAATTAGATTAGGAATTTTTAAAGGGGTTTTGTTTGGTATCAGACATTATCCCTTTGACGATTTAGAGCTATACGAAGAGGACATTGTTATTTACTTTGGGATTTTTCAGCTAGTAATTACAAAAATTTATCAAAAATAATTTTTTTGTACCTTAGTGGAAAATATTTATTATGGCTAAATTAAAAATACAAAAGGTCGGTATTTCAACTATAAAGGAAAATATCGCAAACCCTAGATTTATAAATAAGAGTAAATTTAACAAGCTCGTTAATAGCGTTAAGGAATTTCCGGAAATGCTAGCTTTAAGGCCAATAGTTGTCGACAAGGATAATATTATACTAGGCGGTAATATGCGCTACAAAGCCTGTAGGGAAATAGGGTTAAAGGAGGTCTATATTATACAGGCGGACGACTTAACTAAAAAGCAGGCGCAGGAATTTATTATAAAAGATAACGTAGGCTTTGGAGAATGGGATTGGGACATTTTGGCAAATGCCTTTGAAAACGTTGAGCTAGCAGAATGGGGCCTTGATGTTTGGCAGCCCGAAAAGGAAGAGTTGGAGGACGAGCCGTACTCCCCGCAGCCCGACTTTGAGGACGACGGCGTAGGATATAAGGAGCAGTACGGAGTAATTGTAAACTGCCCGACCGAAGAGGAACAGGAAAAAGTATTTTCTCAATTAACAAAGCAGGGTTATAAATGTAAAATAGTCGTAACATAATGAAAATAGAAGTAAGAAATAAAACAAAAAATTTTAATAGCTACCGGGCTGCAAGGGTTAAGTCGCTATTTAATGCAGAGAGAGGCGATACATTTAGCCTCGACGTTGATGTACCGGTTGACTCAGAAGATTGGCAAATAGGGGTTATTGTTGGGCCAAGTGGCTCGGGTAAGACTTCCATTGGAAAAGAATTATTTGGCGGTGGCAAGATAGAGGACCTATACTCGGGTTGGAGTAAGGATAAACCTATTGTTGATGATATTGCTCCGGAGGGGGACTTTAATAAGGTTACAGGGCTTCTTGCTAGCGTTGGGCTTGGGGACGTCCCGAGTTGGTTAAGACCGTTCCACGCGCTAAGTAATGGGCAGCAATTTAGAGCAGGCCTCGCTCGGGTTTTATCAGACGGAGGCAGCGAATCAATTATAGACGAATTTACGTCCGTAGTCGATAGGCAAATAGCAAAGGTTGGAGCGCTTGCATTTTCAAAATCATTTAAAAGAACCAAGGGCAGAAAAGTTGTACTACTCTCTTGCCACTACGATATTTTGGAATGGGTTCAGCCGGATTGGGTTCTTGATACGTCTACGGGCGAGGTTAAAAAAAAAACGACATTGGAGAACGGCCAAAGTTCGACTTGGAAATTAGGCAGGTCGACAGAACTTATTGGAAATATTTTAAGCAACATTATTATTTAGACTTAAAATTCCCTCCTGCTGCACAATATTTTATTGGCACAATAGAGGGCGAGCTTGTCTGCCACGTTGCGGTTATGCCAATGTTTACGGCGCACGCTTACAGAGCTTCTAGGCTTGTGGTTATGCCCGAGTGGCAGGGGGCGGGAGTAGGTACAAAGTTTCTAGAGTACATTATGGAATACCATAAGCAGGGAAATGGGCGCAGGGGCCATAAATTACCTACACTATTTCATACAAGCCACCCGCAGTTAATTGGCTACCTAAATAGAAGCCCAAAGTGGGTTTTAAAAAGCCAAATGCTTTATGGCGCAAATAAAAAAAGAAGCGGTGCGTCTATTGCTAAGGGACAAAGAAATAAGAGTAAAAAAAATATAGGTAGTAATGCATCTAAAACCGGCGGGTACGGGGGGCACTTTCGGGCGGTACAAGGATTTAAATATATTGGTTTAAAAAATGCTTAGAGTTTTTATTAGCGGACAAAAATACTTTGGGGAGCAGGTCTTTGACCTTTGCAGAAAAATGGAGGGGGTTGAGATTGTCGGGGTTGCTGCGCCCGTTGGGGACAGATATATTGGAAAGGCAGCAATAACTTGGGGCGTGCCAATTATAACCTCCGGGACATTGTCCGGCGATACAATGCCCGATAATGTGGACTTGGGTATAACTGCGCATAGCTTTGACTATATCGGCAGAAAAACCCGATTTAAGCCCTTATACGGTTGGATAGGGTACCACCCGAGCCTTTTGCCTAGACATAGAGGTAGGTCATCAATAGAATGGGCGGTTAAAATGAGAGAGCCTGTTACCGGCGGCACAGTATTTTGGCTTAACTCCGGAATTGACAGAGGGGACATTGCCTACCAAGATTTTTGTTTCATAGACCCGAAGCTATTTAATGAGGACTCTAAAAAAGCGGCAGCAAGCCTATGGAGAAATTCTCTTCAAGAAATGGGAGTAAGGCTATTATCTAAAGCAATTAGCGATATTATGAATGGCGTTATTATAAGAAGCCCACAGGATAAAAGGTTTTCAACTTGGGAGCCATCAACAGAGGTAAAAGATATTTATAGGCCCGATAGTCTTATGCTAGAACAAAACAATAGAGCAGACGGTTGGTATAAAAAAAATAATAAAAATGAACGAAAGTAGACATATAAAAAAGGAATCACTATTATCTGCCTTGGAGCAGAGTTTGGGAGTAGTTACGGTGGCCTGCAAAAAAGCGGGAATACCTAGAAGCACTTATTACAAGTGGATAAATGAAGATACAGAATTTTCTTCTGCGGTTCGGGAAATAGAAAACGTTGCGCTAGACTTTGCGGAAAGTCAGCTACATAAACAAATTTCTGAAAATTCAACTGCGGCGACAATTTTTTACTTAAAGACAAAAGGTAAGAAAAGGGGCTATGTAGAGAGGCAGGAAATTACAGGGGCAGACGGAATGCCTACTAGCTTTGAAATTGAAATAATAAAAAGTGAGAATAAAGACTAACGTAGTTTTTGAGCATTTATTAGAATCAGATAAAAAAATCTCAATAGAGCAGGGAGGTACTAGGTCCGGAAAGACCTATAATATCCTGTTATATATTATATTTCATTACTCGCTAAAGAATACCGGAAAGACGATAACAATTTGTAGGAAAACGTTCCCGTCGGTTCGCGCTTCCGTAATGAGGGACTTCTTTGATATACTAAAAATTCATAGCAGCTACTTTGAGGCCAACCATAATAAGTCAAGCCACGAATATAAACTAAACGGAAATTTAATAGAGTTTATTTCTTTAGATCAACCGCAAAAAGTAAGAGGACGAAAAAGAAACCTGCTATTTATAAATGAGGCCAATGAGCTAGACTACGAGGATTGGCAACAGTTGGTATTTAGAACAGATGAAAAAATAATACTTGACTTCAATCCGTCGGACGAGTACCATTGGATTTATGACAAGGTAATACCTAGAAAAGATGCCGATTTTAATATTACTACTTATTTGGATAATACTTTCCTTAGCGCTAGCATTAAAGAGGAAATTGAAAGACTAAAATACACCGATGAACAGTATTGGCAAATCTACGGGCTTGGAATAAAGGGGGTAAGTAAATCAACTATATTTAATTACGTTGAGGTTAATCAAATACCGGCCGATGCAGAATTTATAAGCTACGGGGCAGACGCGGGTTATACGAATGACCCAACGACCTTAGTTTCTGTTTATAGAAAGGACTACGACCTTTACATTCAAGAGCATTTATATCAAACTCAAATGACAACAATCGACATTCATAAAAAGTGGCGAGAGGTCGGAATTGAAAGACAAACAATTTATTTTGATTCAGCAGAGCCTAGATTGATTGAGGAACTTCGCAGAATGGGTTGGAATGTGCGACCAAGTTTAAAAGGGGCCGATAGTATAAATGCAGGAATTGACTTATTAAAACGCTTTAAAATTCATATTCTGAAGGATAGTAATAACGCCATTCAAGAGTTTAGAAATTATAAGTGGCAGGAGGACCGAAGCGGTAAAATGATTAACAAGCCCGTAGACAAGCATAACCATACGATTGACGCGGTCCGGTACGCGACCTACTCTGTATTAAGTAAGCCAAACTTTGGAAAATACAATTTACATTAAGAAAAGTTATAAAATTTTTTGTGGATAACTTTATTTAATATATATTTGCCTAAGTTTAACCATAAAAAAACAGACAAAATGGATATTTACGACGAAATAGCAAACGAGGAATTTGGAATGGACTTTGAGCAGCTTGGCTCAAATGAGAAAGATTGGGTAATGGACGAAATTGAAAACGCTAAATTTATATAAAATGAAAAAATTTGATAAAAGATTTTTAATGTTGGCCGCAGGCTACTTTGTGGGTAGAGCAATAATTGGTTTAATTTTTAACATTTAAGATTATGGAATGGTACGACTTTTTAAATCCTCACGAACAAGACGAATTTGAATGTTCAGAATGTGGAACGCCAATGGCAGAGGATAATCGCTATTGCTCGGGGTCTTGCTTTGAGGCGAGTATGAGATAAAATTTAAAATTATATGGCGTTACTCCGGGGGGTAGTAATAGTCATTAAGGGGCGGTCAGAAATGGCTGCCTTTTTTTTATTATCTTTATTCAAATAAAAAACAAAATAAAATCCGTTATAATAGTATGTCAGTAAAAGTTAAAATACCAAATTCATTAAGTGAAATTACTCTAGGCCAATATAAAAGGTTCTTGAAGATTCAAAAGAATGAGTCAGAGGATAGGTTTATAAATGCGAAAATGATTGAGATTTTTTGCGGCCTAGACCTAAAGGACGTTATTAGGCTAAGGCTAAGAGATACAAACGATATAATAACCGTTCTAAGCGACTTATTTAGCGAAAAGCCTAGTCTAGTATCAAAGTTTAAACTAAACGGCACAGAATACGGATTTCACCCGGAATTGGACGACTTGCTGCTAGGAGAGTACATTGACCTAGACAATTTTATAGGGGATTGGGATAATATGGAAAAAGCAATGAATGTCTTATACAGACCTATTTTAGTTTCTTTGAAGAACAAATATAGCATAGAGGAGTACCAAGTCGAAAATGCGGATAATTTATTAGCTATGCCTATGGACGCGGTTATGTCCGCAATTTTTTTTTTGTGGAATTTAGGACTAGAATTGTCGCAAGTTATGACGAACTCTTTGGAGGAGGAGGGGAGCGAAGTCTTGACGCGGTATCTCAATTCTCAGCAAAGTGGGGTTGGTATCAGTCAATTTATGGACTCGCTCAAGGAGACGTTACACGATTTGAAAATATCACTAAATTAAAAATGCATAAATGCTTTACTATGCTATCATTTATGAAGGATAAAAACGAGGTCGAAGCGAAACAAATAAAAAAGAATTTTAAATGAGCAATCAAGGAGTAAGAGGGTTTTACCAATTAACTGAAACCATAAAAGAAGAACTGCTGCAAGACGTAAATGTAAATACGGTTACCACAGGCGATATAACGGACGTAAATCTTAGCAAGCAGGATATATTCCCTCTAGGCCATATTATAATTAATAGCGTGGTTGTGAACGAGCAAACTCTAGACTTCAATATAAGTATATTAGCCTGCGATATAGTGAACGAATCAAAGCTTCCAACAGAGGACATATTCGTCGGTAATAATGACGTTCAGAATATTTTAAACACTCAGCTAGCAGTCTTAAATAGGCTTATACAAAGACTTAGAATGGGGCAGCTTCATACGGATATGTACCAATTATCCGGAAGCCCTAGTTTAAACCCTTTTTACGACCGATTTGAAAACCAACTCGCGGGGTGGACGGCCACAATGGATATACAAATTTATAACGATATTTATATTTGCTAAATGGAATATAAGTATTTAGAAGAGGAGCTAAATAAGTTCTACAAGTATGTTATCCAACAGGCCCGGACGAATTTAACAAAGGACGGAAAAAAAGGTTCCCTGTATGAGTCTTTGTCCGCAGAAATTATAATTGAAAACGGGGCTATATTTGTTGAGTTTTTTATGAATGACTACGGCCCATTTGTGGACGAGGGAGTAAAAGGGGCAAATCCTAGACTAGTTGATAGCAGTATAACCGGAAGAGTGGGCGTTCAAAAAGCACCGTTAAGCAGGTTTAAATATAAATCTAAAAGGCCGCCTTTGGATATGCTTATTAGTTGGGCTAAAAGTAAAAATATAAGATTTAGAGTAAAAAAAGGAAAAAAAGGCGGAGGACAATTTAAGGCAGGCTCTTATAGGTCAATGGGATTTTGGCTACAGAAAAGTATCTACGCGCAGGGGCTAAAAGGAAATGAATTTTTTTCTAAGCCTTTTGAAAGAGGACTAAAAAGATTGGGGGACGATATAATAAACGCCTACGCTTTAGATGTTGAAAATACAATAATACTAGGAATAAAAAAATAAAAAAAAATGGCAAATATTTGTTTAAGAAACCCACAACTTAAAAGCAAGAATGTAAGTAATGCGAGCGTTAAATCAACCGTTCTTTATCTTCTTATAAATAATACGCTAAGATATACAATAGCAAAAAATAAGACAGACGGCCAAAGCTATACAACCTTTGATATTTCAGAATTAGTGAGGGACTATCTATCTATTACTTATTCTCCGGGTAACTTTCCACAATTAATTAACATAATTAGTGTATTAACAAGCTTTGACGATTATAACGGAACAGGTAACCAATTTGGTGGTAACACAAATTATTTTGACGCAGGCTTTGAGGCTTATGGAACTTATCAAGACGGGGCTAATCCTGTCAATCCTGTTTATAGATCAATTTCTAACGGAACTTGGTTATTAGCTGCGGATTCAACGTCTTATTCAAATAATAAATTTGAGATATTTCTGCCGAATGATGTTGGGGGTTATGTAGCAGGAATGGACGCATTTGGTTTACCGGTAACTCATTACATTTCTCCTACTACTACAAGTTATCAAGCTTTTGATATAGACGAAGAATTAAAAGTAACTAGAATTAATTGCAGTAAGTACGGAAATGGTAGGAAAATTATTTTCATAAATAAATACGGTGCGCAGCAGGAACTTTGGTTTTCATTAAAAGAGGTTCAAAAACTTGGCAGAAAAAATGAATCTTATAAGTCTAACACAATTATAACGCAGGACGATATAGACCCTTATTATCAGCTAACAGATGCGCCCGTAAAAACATTTAATACGCAGGCAAAAAAAACTTATACGCTAAGCTCGGGTTATTATCCCGAATGGGCGGTCGAGTATTTTGAGCAGCTACTATTATCAGAATACGTATGGATGAAGGTTTACAGGCGACAAAATCCTGCCTCGGGGATAACGATACCGGTAAGGGTTAAAACCTCGTCTATGAGGCTAAAAACAAGCTTAAATGACAGACTAATAGATTATACAATAGAGTTTGAGGACGCCTTTGATTATATAAATAACATAAGATAACATAATATAACATAGATGCAGAAGCTAGAATTATATATTGAGGGTAACAGGATTGATTTATTCAAAGATGAAACTGTTTCTATTACGCAGACAATCCAAAACGTAAAAGATATTAGTAAAATTTTTACATCATTCACTAAAACATTTTCGCTACCCGCTAGCAAGGTTAATAATAAAATTTTTAAGCATTTTTACAACTTTGATATTGTAGACGGATTTGACGCAAGACTAAAAAAGCCCGCCGAAATATTGCTTAATTCTGTGCCTTTTAAAACCGGAAGAGTAAAGCTAGAAGGGGTTGACTTAAAGAATAATGTGGCCTATATTTATAGAATTACATTTTTCGGAAATACGGTCGAGCTACCCGACGTTATAGGAGAGGACAAGTTGGGCGCGCTTCCATTTTCCGGAACGGACTACGAGCTTACTTATAGCCCCGATGAAATTAAAGAATTTTTATCTAAGAATAAAACCTCAACAGGAACAGGAGTCAATGAAAATATAATAGTCCCTTTAATAACACATACGCAAAGACTTTATTATGATAGCGTTACACATATAAACGGCGACGGTAATCTTTTTTATCATACCGGCGGAGGAGGTAGTAGTACAAATATGCACGGTGTATATTGGAATCAGTTAAAATATGCTATTAGATTATATGCTATTATTGAACAGATAGAAGAAAGGTATAGCGCAGCAAATGGTTATGAATTTCCTATACAATTTTCTAGGGATTTTTTTAATGTAAACAATCCGGAGTTTTACAATCTTTATATGTGGCTGCACAGAAAGAGCGGAAGCGTTGAGCCGGCTACACAGGTAACAAGCTATACCTCGCCAATTACGGGTTGGAGTATAGTTAATCCTGTTGCAGTTGTTCCGTCCGGGCAGGGCTTTTATATTCCTAGCTTTTACGTAAATCAGCCAAATGGAATAACACAATGGGAAGTCGAGTTTACAACCGCAAATACAACAGACCCCTACAGGCTTGTAATTTCATTAAATGGTACGGTTATTTATACCTCGCCTTTTACCGTAACGGGCTCTTTTACATTTAATCAAAACCCTGCCTTAGTTGGGGACGGTCAGTATGTTATAAGCGTTCAGCATTCAGAGATTATTACTTTTACAAATATAGAAGTAAGAGTTTATGGATTTACACAAACAAGTGGGACGGGTAATGTACCTTATACTGATACACTATTTTTAAATCAAGGGTTTACAGTTCAAAAACAGTTTACGTTTGTGGTTTCGGAGCAGATACCGGACGTTACGGTTATGTCGTTTCTAACAGGGCTATTTAAGGCCTTTAATTTGGTCGCCTATGTAAATGATGCGGGTACAATCATTGTAAGGCCTCTAGACGCAAAATTCGGGACGGCGGATTATAGCTATTATACCTCAGCGGATATCGACGGAAATGACGCGCCGGTTAAGTATGATATATCACAATTTGTTGATTCCACAAAGGGTCAAGTAAACGCGGCCCTGCCATATAAAGAAATTATTTACAAGTACGACGGTCTAGGCACGTACCTTGCAAAGCAGCACGAGCAGTTATCCGGCTCCGGTTGGGGGACATTGAAGTATATTGGCGGTACAAGTTCGGACGGAACAGGAGGCCAAAATTATAATGCTTCAACAAAAGTTTATAAGGTTTCAGTACCTTTTGAGCATATGAAATTTGAGCGTTTAATAGATGCAGCAAATAGCAATCTTACTACGGTGCAATGGGGCTACTCTGTGAACGAAAGTCAACAGGCTTATATTGGTTTGCCTCTTATATTTTACGCAGAATTTATACCTGTTGATATTGGCACAAATACTAGAATCAGCTTTATGGAAAGCGATAGTTTAAAATTTCGTTTAGACTCTTATTACGTGCCCTCAAATAGTTTGTATTTAAATACAGGAAATGGAACAGAAAACATCAATTTCAACCTTGAATTAAACGAGTGGACAGGCGGTAGCGGTTTCGACGAAACTCTATTTAATAATTTTCATAGCGAGTACATAATTGCGGTATTTAATGAGAGCAGAAGAATAACAAAGGTAGATGCTTATTTGCCCTTGAGAATTTTATATAATTTCAAGCTAAATGATATATTTTCAATAAATCAAAAGGACTATATTATAAATTCAATTACTACAAATTTACAAAGTGGTAAGAGTAAGTTGGAATTATTGAATAGGGTTTATAAAGGCGGCCAAGGTGGAAACCCTCCCGGTCCCGGCTTACAACCTCCTAGCAATTTAAGGGTAACAGGAACCACGCAGGATTCAATTTCAGTTGCTTGGGATTTACCTTTAGGACAAATTGACAATATTGGAATAGACTTAAATCAAAGTCAATACGCGACGGTTAGCAGTACCACCACAACTTATACGTTTAGTAATTTGCAGGGGCAACAAACCTACAGGATAGGAGTTTATTCAATTTTACAAGGTCAGAACTCCTCAGTTAATTTTATAGACGTACCATTATAAAAAAATAATTATGATAAAAAATATAATAGACTTGCTTCAAGTAGTAAATGGAGAAACTGAAAATATAAGAATTGCACAGGGAAAAAATGCTTTACCTAAAGATTTAAAAGGGGCTATAAAATTAATAAAAAAAACGGTTACAAATGGTAGTAAAAGAATATAGCTTAAAGGTAGATACTGCAACGGCTCAAAAAAACGTAGAAGAATTAAACAGTTCCTTTGAGGCACAAACGGAGCTAATTGATGAGCTTGAAAATGATTTATTTGACTATGAAAAGGCCCTAAGGAATACATCAAAAACCAACTTGGCTGCTAGGGAAAGTCTAAATAAAAAAATACAAAAAACAAAGGACGCCTTAAAGGACGAAAAAAAGGGGTTAAAGGACGTTACTAAGGAACGCAAAAAAGCAAATGAATCACTAAAGGAAGCAGAAGAAAATGCCGCAGACTATAGCGGAGTTTTGGGAGTAATAGACTCTAAGACGGGCGGCCTTATTTCGGGGTTTTCCGGAATGACTAAATCCATAGGCGGGGCAACAAAAGGTTTTAACCTTATGAAAGTCGCCATTATTGGTACAGGAATTGGAGCGTTAATAATTGCATTGACATCATTACAGGCCGCATTTACGTCGTCCGAGGAGGGGCAGAACAAGTGGAATAAAATAATGGGTATTCTTGGCGCGACCGTTTCCGTATTTACAGACCGTTTGGCTTCATTGGGGGAGGGTTTAATAAACCTATTCACAAGCCCGGTAGAAACACTTAAAAACTTTGGGAAGAGCGTTAAGGAGTTCGTAATGGATAAAATAGACGCTGCGGTTGAAAGCTTAGGATTTATGGGCTCGGCAATTAGCAAACTTTTTAGTGGGGACTTTTCCGGAGCATTGGAGGACGCCGGGAAAGGTATTGTTGGACTAAATAAAGCCTTAAACCCTGCGGTTATAATTACAAATGCTTTAATTGATAGCACAAAGGAGCTTACTAAGGAAATACTAGAAGAGGGAAAGGCGGCCTCAAAAATTGCAGACCAAAGGGCGGCGGCCGACAAATTAGACAGGCAGCTAATTGTTGACCGAGCTATCGCAAATAAGGAAAGGGCAGACTTACTAAACAAGGCCGTTGATAAAGAAAAATTTTCTCTTCAAGAAAGAATAAACTTTTTAACCCTAGCGGGACAAAAGGAGGACGAAATAACGGCTAAAGAAATAGCAGCAGCCAAGCTAAGACTAGACGCAAAAATTAGTGAAAACGCTTTAGGAAAGTCAACAAAAGAGGACCTACAGGAAGAGGCAAGCCTACGAGCAAATCTTATGAATTTAGAAACGGCAAAATTATCAAAGGCCAAAGAGGTTACGTCGCAGATAATTGGATTGAAGGCCGAGGAAAAGGCTGCTGAGCAGGCACTAGCGGACTTTAAAAAATCATTAAGAGACGCAGAGGCCGTTACAGAGGAAGAGAAAAGAGCCTTGGAGCTATTAAAAATACAGGAGCATTACGACGCTTTAATATTACAGGCCGAAGAAAATAACATAAATACAGACGCGCTAAAAGAAGCTAGAGATGTAATGCTTAAGGAAAAGCAAGACGCATTTGACTTAACAGACCAAGAAAGAAAAGACGGCCTTGCCCAAAAGGAAAAGGATAGAAAAGATAAGCAGCTCAAGGAAGATGAAGATAGGGTTAAGGAAGAGATAAGATTAGAGCAAGAAAAAACGGCGGCAAAGGAAAAAGCATTTGCAGACGCGGTTACGATAGCAGGCGCAGATTCTAAGCTAGGAAAGGCTATTTTAATAGCTAAACAATTACTACAGGCTAAGGAAATGATAATGGAGCTAAAAGGGACTTTATTTACTGCTAAACAGTCTGCAACCAAGTCGGTTGTAAAAGCGTCTGAGGCAGGGGTGGACGTTTCAACGGGTGCTGCAAAAGCAGCGAGTGCTGCCCCATTTCCTCTTAACGTACCATTAATTTTGGGTTATGCTGCGCAGGCTATAGGTATTGTATCAGCTATAAGAGGCGCAATGAAAACATCTAAGCAGGCCACCTCAAAGATTGGAGTTTCAGCACCTAGCCCTAGCATCGATGCGCCACCAACAGTTAGCGCAAGTGCGCCACCATCAGCTCCCGAGGTACAATCAATACCGCCGGAGTTTAATACAGTAGGTGCTTCATCTACCAACCAATTAGCGGACGCAATAGGCGGCCAATCTCAACAACCCGTTCAAGCCTATGTGGTTTCAAATGATATATCAACCGCGCAGGAGCTAGATAGAAATATTGTGCAAGGTGCAACGATTGGATAAATACAAAAATTAATAAAATAAACGTTATAATAGTATGAGAATAGTAGAACTAATATTAGACGAGGAACAAGAAGAAAGCGGAATCGAGGCCATTTCAATAGTTGAAAGCCCGGCCATAGAATCAGACTTTGTTGCCTTAAAAGGGGAAGAAATTAAGCTAGCAGAAGTTGACAAAGAAAAAAGGATTTTGCTAGGTGCTTTATTAATACCTAACAAGCCAATTTACAGAAAAAACGAAGAGGGAGATTATTATATTTTTTTCTCTAAAGAAACTATTTCTAAGGCCTCGCAAATGTACTTAAGAAATGGCTACCAAAATAACTCAACGCTAGAACACTCAAAGGAATTAAAAGGCCTTACATTGGTTGAATCTTGGATTGTTGAAGATGAGGTGCAGGATAAGTCTAGGAAATACGGACTGAACGTCCCGGTGGGAACTTGGATGGGCTCGGTTAAAGTAAATAATGAGGAAATTTGGAATGAATACGTTAGAACAAATAAAGTTAAGGGTTTTTCTATTGAGGGTTACTTTGCAGACAAAATGGAAGCACCTAAAGAAGAAATTAAGGAGGATATGTCAGCCCAAAATGATAAAGCGACGTTACTAAAAATAATTGAAATACTGTCAAGTGAGGAAAAGTAACGGAATTTACATAGGGAGTAGAACAAGCCCCAAGGGTGGCTCTCGGGCCTGCCTTTGTTGGGACACCAATACATACTCAATAAGTTGCTGCGATGGTTCTATTCAATCACAGGGAATAGGTAGTATTACAGGCATAGCACCGACTCCGCCTGTAAACCCGCCATTAACAGACGCAACTTTTCAGCAGGCTATCACAGATATATTGGCGCAAGACCCCAACGGGGACTATGACTTGATTCCTTATGGAAAAATACAAGATTGGGACGTAAGCCAAGTAACGAATATGAGCAACGCTTTTTTTAACAAGACCAACTTTAACGGAGATATTTCTGCTTGGGACGTGGGCAATGTTACTGTTATGGGAAATATGTTTAGCGGGGCTTGGAGTTTCAACCAAAATATAGGCGGGTGGAATGTTAGTAACTTGTACGCTATGACAAGAATGTTTCAAAATGCTTTTAATTTTAATCAAGATTTAAATTCTTGGGACGTGGGCAATGTTGAACTTATGATTCAAGCCTTTAACGGTGC